GATCGAGCTGGCGGATGAGTGATGCCGCGTTTTTCCAGACGTGCGCCAAGGGCCTGGATCGCGGCGATGATGGTTTCCGCCGCGCCGACGGCGATCCGTTCCAGATCCGTGATCGAGGGGGGGGGTGAAAGGGGACTAGCATTCGAATCCTCCCGCAGTCCCACGAGGGACGGAGGATTGTGCGCGATCCGGGAGGGAATTAGCAAGGTATTTCTAGTCGCGTCGGCGGGATCGGCCCGTTCGATCGCGATGAGCAACGCCGACACGGACGGGAAGCGCATCCCCACGGCCCACGCCTGGAATTGCTGGAGGCTCGGGTTCCCGCCGTCGCGCTCGATCCGTTGTAAATAGTTGGAGAAATCGCGGAGTTGGTTGGCGGTGGCGTGTGCCCCGAGGGCGCGCTCCGCGATCTCTCGGAGGGAGAACCCGGTCGAGAGGCGTACCGCTTTCAGGCGGGCGCCGATGTCCTCCGCAAGCGGCTCCACGGGCACAGCATACAGGGAATTATCGCTGTAACTTATTGTGCTATCACCTGTTAGCATGGGTACCCCCTGGCACAGAATTATCGTGCTGAAAATAGCTTGACACGCTAGCACGATCGTCCTATAGTCCTCCGCATGGCTGCCACTCTGAACATTCCGCTCAAACTCGCCATATTCGAGTCGCGCAAAAAACAGAAGCGCATCGCAAAGCTCGCGAAGATTTCCGAGACGGAGTTGAGTCATATCGTTCGGGGGCGTCGGCCGGGATCGCCAGCGCAACGCGAACGGATCGCCGCGGTGCTAGGGAAGTCCGTGGCGGAGTTATTCCCCTCATCCGCGCTCGCCGCCTAAGTGTGCGGCGCATGTTACACGGAAAAGTAATTTCTTGCACAGAAGGGTCTGACATGGACGCTCCGCGTTGCTACACGAAAGAGCAAGTCCGCGCGCTCCTCCAGGACATGCCGCGCTCGACGTTCAACACGCTGAAACGTCAGGGGCGGCTCCCGTTCCTCGAAGAATTGAAACCGCGGCTCGGGCGCCGGGTGCTCTACCGGGCGGATCTCGTCGATCGGTATCTGTCGGGGCAGTGGGGCCAGTCGCGATCGTTCAGCTCGCACAAACGAAGTGCGTGATGTGGATCTACCTGCTGGCCGGGGGGGCCGTGCTGCTCTTCCTGCTGTGGATCGCGCTCTGCGTCAAGGCGCTGATCACGGAAGTCAGCAAAGCCGACGAGGACGAACGGACGTTGAAGAGCCTCGGGACCGTCGAGGCGCATCGGCAAGCCCGGAAAGACAGCTAACAACGAAAACGGCCCCGGTGGATGAGTCCGGGGCCGACAGCGCAGTGGGAAACAACACACGAACCGAACGAGGTCACGAATGAGTTTACACGAATTTCCCCGAGAACGGCAACCCGAGCCGACAACCGCCGAACTGGTCGAACAGGTCCGCGCCCGACAAGCCGCCCGCGAGCAGATCGCCGCGAGGGTCCGCGAGCAGTTCACGCCCGATCGGCATGGCCGGGACACCTTGGCCTACAAGTGCGGGACGTTCGCGATGCAGTTGGTCCAGCTCGTGGACGCCTTCGATCGGTATGCCACGCACAAAGACTACTGCTCCGCGGCGACGTGTCGCTGCGGGTTGGATGAGACGCGCGCCGAAGCGAAGCGACAGCAAGTGATCGCCGCGGCGGAAGTCGGGTTGTCGAAGGTGTATCCCGCAGACCGGAGGACACCGTAATGAGCTTCCGGATGCTGCTCCCAAACCAGCATCTCCTGACACGTCAGGGGCTCCGCACGTGTCGGAAGGAAAGCCGGAGCCACTAACTCTCACTGTTCCCAGGAGGAACACGACGATGAGTAACTACAAGACGGCGTTTGGATCGTTTCTGAAAACCGAAGACCTCCAGCAGAAAGCCTGCAAGCTCGTGATCGAAAGCGTCGGCACGGAAGAGATCGAGGGCGATCACGGCAAGGAAAAGAAGCTCGTCGCGCGTTTCGCGGGGAAAGACAAAGGGTTGATCCTCAACCGGACGAACGCCGATTCCATCGCGGAGATTTCCGGCTCGGAAGATACCGATGATTGGGCCGGGCAGGCGATCGTCCTGTTCCCCGACACGACGAAGTTTGGCGGGAAGACGGTGCCGTGCATGCGGATTCGTGCGCCGCACACCAACGGTGCGAAAGCCGCCCCGCCGCCTCCACCGCCGGCGCCGGTCGAGGAACTGACCGACGACGACATTCCGTTCTAGGGGACCACATGGCCAACTATCGAACCTCGTTCGAATCTGACCCGGAACGGCCCGTCGCGGCGTTCCGGCGTCCATCCGCTGAACCCGACGTACTCACCGAGGCCGTGGCGGTTCCCGCGCGCTCGAAAGACGAACTCGCGGCCGAAGCGGGCTCGTGGGCGGCGCGGGCGCGTGGACTCCGCATCATTGACCGTGAGAGCTGCGTCCACGCGAGTCAGTTGCTCGTGTCGATCAAGCATCTGCGCGTGGGCATTGCGGAGTTTTGGACGCCGCACGTCGAAGCCGCGATGGAGACGAAGCGCAAGGCCGAAACCGCCCGCAAGGCGCTCGTCGAGGAGCAGGCGCGCATGGAAGCGCCGCTGATCGAGGCCGAGGGCGTCCTCAAACGGTCGCTGCTGGCGTTCGAGAGTGAACAGGAACGCGTCCGTCTCGAGCAGGAACGTGCGCTCCAGGCGGAAGCCAATCGCGCGGCGGAAGCCGCCACCCTCGCCGCCGCCGCGGCGTTGGAACTGGAAGCGAACGCCACGGGCGATCCCGCGATGCTGCAAGAAGCCAAGAACATTTTGGCGCAACCGATGGACACCCCAGTCGTCACCGTTGCGCGGATGGTGCCCAAGGTGCAGGGCGTGACGTTCCGGGACAACTGGAAAGCGCACGACGTGATCGACCTCAAGGCGCTCGCGGCAGCGGTCGCCGCGGGCACCGCGCCGGTCACGTTCCTGCAACCGAACATGACCGCGATCAACCAGTTCGCCAAGGCGACGAAGGGCGAACAGGCCGTGTCGGGGATCAAGTTCTACAACGACCGTGGAATTGCGGCGCGAGCCTGACATGGCGAGTGATCGCGATACATCGGCCGTGAGTAGTTGGACAGACGGCGCGTACTTCGCCAGCGATCCGCGTGACGAAGAGGGCAACGGCAAGCCTCGCGGACGGCGGTTCGTCTGCCTCTGCGGAGAGCGCGGCGGCGAAGCCTGGGCGGTGTTCCATGCCTACCACACCAAGCACACCGTCAAGCCCGCGAGCGAGTACGCGCACACAACGAAAGGCGCGGCCTGAGATGGGACGCCGATTTATTGATGCGCGGTGGGTTCGTCAGTATCTCGACACGACGGATCTGCGCTATCAGCGGGAAGCGGCAGCGAAGGCGGCGCGGCCGACAGCGGAACGGTGCCCGATCTGCCAGACACTCCTTGACGCGGCTGGCTGGTGTCCGACGCCGGGACACAACAAACCGGATGGATCGTTCTAATGCCGGACTACACCCCGCCCGCGTTCGACGCCCGCACGGCCGGCCCGAAGCCACGGCCGCACATTTTCGACAAGCGCGATACGAAGCTAAAGACCTGCGCGATCTGCGGTACACAATGGGCGCGGCGTGGAATAAATACAACGTGTTCCCGAAAGTGTGGGTACGAGTTCCGCAAGCGCAAACTGCGCGACCCGAGAAAGTGCGTCCAGTGTGGAACGGAATTTTGGCCTACGCGACAAAAGACTAGCGGATGGGAAAAACACTGTTCGCGCCGCTGCCTCAACGTGATGAGCGCGGCGGCGCGGGTTGTTGTTAAGTGTCTTCAGTGTGACAAGCGATTGCTTCGTGGTCGGGCCGTGACGAAACGGGTGCGCCATCATTTCTGCAGCCAAGAGTGCATGAAAATCTATCTGCGCGGCCCGAACAGCCCTCTCTATCGTGGAGAAAGCGATCCGAACCGTGGCGGTCAATGGCGGCGACTCTCTGAGGAGATCCGAAAGCGCGACGGTTACTGCTGCCAGCGGTGTAATCGCACACAAGCCGAGAACGGCCAGAAGCTCTCAGTCGATCACATTATTCCTTGGCGCGCGTTCACGGATAAGACGGCGGCGAATGCACCGTCCAATCTCACTAGTTTGTGCCGTCGTTGCCACAGCATAAAAACGCATCTGTATGAACGCCTATGGCTCAAAGGCGACCGGATCGGTATGGAGCAGTACCGTCGCGCCATCCAACTCCCGCCGCTCTTTGCGCACGTGGAGATTCCGGGTTGAACACCGCGAAGAAAGGCCGTCACGCCGAGCACCGCGCCCGCGCCATTCTCGAAGCGGCCGGGTTCTGTGTGACGCGTGCGGCAGCCAGTAAAGGGCCGGCGGACCTGGTGGCGTGGGATACGACCTCGATCCGGTTCATCAGCGTGAAGTCTGGCACGAAGTACTTGAGTGCGATCGAGCGGGAAGCGTTGACGGTGATGGTGCGGCCGAGCAATTCGAGCATCGAAGTGTGGCGCTTTCCAGATCGGTGTAGAGAACCGCTGATCGAACGGTTGTGATCTCGATGCAATGCTCAGTGTCCGCGGCGAACCCTTGGGCGACGTGTGGCAACGGATCGAGCCGGGCATGTTTTGGTGAGTAGCGTAGCGGGGATCGTGCGATGCCATGGGTACGAATTGATGAAAACGCGATGGACCATCCGAAGTTCCTGGCGCTGACGGACGGGGCGTGGCGGCTCTGGTGTGAGGGGCAAGCCTACTGCCAGAAACATCTAACAGACGGGCAAATCGCGACGGCGGCGCTGAAGGGGTTCCGGTATTACTCGGCCGCGCGGGTGAAGATGCTCACGTCTGAACTCGTGCCAGGTAAAGGGCCGTGCTGGCATCAAGGCGTCAAAGGGATCGGGGTGCATCACTATCTCGACTGGAATGATTCGGCGGCCGAAGTGATCAAGGCGCGGGCGGATGCGAAGGATCGACAACGGCGACACCGTAACGGAGACCGTCACGTTGTGACAAACGACAAACAAACACCGAACACCTCTAGTGGTGTGTGTGTGTCGGGATCTTCGGGCTCTGAAAAAGAAAAAGGTCCGGTTGAAATTCAACCGAGCGACAACCCTGATTTTTCCGAACGCGCCGCACGCTTTCTCGATCGCTACCGGGAGGCGCACGTCAAATACCGGCTCGGCGCCCGCTACGTCGGCAAGCTCCACGTGGATTTTGCGGAATCACTGCAACTCGTTGCGGTGTATGACGATGAGCGCCTCGACAAACTCGCACAGGTCTGGTTGACGACGAATCACGACTTCGCCGAACACGGCACGCGCTCAATACCAAAGTTCCGTTCGATGATTTCGTGGTGTGACGAGAAGCTCCGGGAGCATGGGTTATGAGCGACGACCAGGACGAGACGATCGCGCCGCTGAACCCGCGCCGAGGCGACGACGCGGCCTCCGCGAAGGCGTCACGGACGGCTCGGAGTGCCTTCAAAAAAAACTCGTCGGCCTTCGTCCGCGCGATGCAATCGGCGATGCGCGAGTACCTCGCGATGCGGGGCCAAGGGGTCGAGCGCGACGACGCGATCAGAGGGGTGGAACTGGTCCTGCGGGAGACTTGGCCAGCGAAGCCGACCAAGTTTCCGCCGTGCGACCTCTGCGGCGATACCGGGTGGTCCGAGCGGGTGTGTCAGGCGTACGCGCGGTGTCAGCGGGCGCTCTGTTCCGAGCGGGGCGACGGCTGGGAGCATCGGTACGTGATCCCCTGCTCGTGTCCGCGTGGCGATCGATTTCGGCCGCGGCCGAAGGGCGAACCCGAGGCGATTGCGGCGGCGGGGAAAGTCAAAAAACTGCCGGGGTTCTCGAAAGTCGGGAGGTGACATGTCGGCGATCGAAACTATTTACAGCGGGTATCGGTTCCGCTCGCGGCTTGAAGCGCGGTGGGCGGTGTTCTTCGATCGGTTGGAATTGCGCTGGATTTACGAGCCCGAAGGATTTGAATGGGATGGCGTCGGGCGGTATCTGCCGGACTTCTTCCTCCCGAAAACCGTATCTCGGAATGAGCGGTCAGGCATAGGCGCGTACGTCGAAGTCAAGCCGGATGGGTACGTGATCACGCCGTACGATCATGCCCGCTACGAGCGATTGGTAATCGAGACGAGGAAGCCGCTGATGCTCGTGCGCGGCCTGCCTGTGGTAGACGGCTGGGCCGACGAAGCACGCGACATTGAGGAAGTCAGCGGGTTTGAATACGAGGGGAAAGTCGTAGCGGCGTGGGATAGTCCGATGCTGCTGATTCGCTGCCATGAGTGCCAAGCCACACGATTCGAGTACTCCGAAGGCAACTACATGGTCTGTCACAAGTGCTCGTCATTGGCAGACGATCGACATCCAGATTTCCTGTACGCGCTCAACGTCGCGAAACAAACGAGATTTGAAGAGTACGCGTGATCGTGGCATCCCCCAGAGGCCCCCACCGGATGAGCGGCAAAGGACGGTGAGTCGGTGAGCTTGATCCGAGCGGACGCGCGTGCCATCCCATTGGTGGAGGGGTGCGTCCAGTGCGTCGTGACGAGTCCGCCGTACTGGGGGTTACGCGACTATGGGCACGGCGATCAAATCGGCTTAGAAGCCACGCCAGAGGCTTACGTGGGCACGCTGGTGGCGGTCTTCGCTGAGGTGCGGCGGGTGCTCGCGGCTGACGGAACGGCTTGGCTTAATTTGGGGGATTCTTACGCGGGTCACAATCTGCCCGGATGGCGGCCCGGCAATGAAACGAAAAACCACGGCGCGAGCAACAAAAACGGCGTCGGCTATGTCGCGGGGGCGAAGCCAAAGGATCTCATCGGCATTCCGTGGCGCGTGGCGTTCGCGCTCCAAGCGGACGGCTGGTACCTCCGCTCCGACATCATTTGGTCGAAGCCCAATCCGATGCCGGAGAGCGTCACCGATCGGCCGACGAAAGCGCATGAGTACCTGTTCCTGCTGAGCAAGAGCGAGCGGTATCAGTACGACTCGGCGGCAATTACAGAGAGAGGCGCCGGACGTGAACTGTTCGGCAATAGCCGAAGCAAGGGCTATTGTGAGCAGCGGCAGGACAACGAGCGACGTGATATGACCATCACAGAGACGCGCAACAAGCGCAGCGTCTGGACAATCCCCACGATGCCGTACGCAGGCGCGCACTTCGCCACGATGCCGGAAGCCTTGATCCTGCCGTGCATTCTCGCAGGCAGCAAGCCGGGCGATCTCGTGCTCGATCCGTTCGTGGGCTCGGGTACAGTCGGGGCTGTAGCGGAACGGCTCGGGCGGCGGTGGGTCGGAACGGATCTGACCTATCAGCACTTGGCGAAGAAGCGCACACAACAGCGCGGACTGCGTGAGATACCGGTCTAATGGGAGGCCCCCACCGGATGAGCGAGCGTGCCGCATGGAGAGTAGGCAGTGTCTTTTCCGGTATCGGCGGATTCGATGAAGCCTTTCGCCGGGCCGGATTCGAGCTTGCCTGGATGTGTGAACGTGAGCCGTTCTGCCGCAAGGTGCTGGCTCGTCACTTCCCTGACGTGCCGTGCTTTGAGGACGTGACGATGCTGACGGATGCTCCAGTGGTGGATCTGCTCGTCGGCGGGTTCCCTTGTCAGGATGTCAGCGTGGCTGGACAGCGCCGCGGATTGTCCGGAGAACGCTCAGGGCTGTTCTACGAGTTCACGCGTCTTCTACGACTTTTGCGACCAACATGGTGCGTGATTGAAAATGTCGATGGACTTCTCTCCAACGGATTGGGCGCTGACTTCGCAGCCGTCCTCAGTGAAATGGCGGACGTGGGGTACGTGGGAGCTTGGCGCGTGTTGGACAGCCAATGGTTCGGCGTGCCCCAGCGACGGGAGCGCGTGTTCCTTGTCGGCCATTCTCGAGATCGTGCCGCCGCCCAAGCGGTTCTATTTGAGCCCGCGTGCGGCGAAAGGAATTCTCAGGCGAGCCAGCAAGCGCGGGCGCGTGTTGCCGCCACCCTTAGAGGGCGCTCTGCGCACGCTGGCGTCAACGTGCCCGGCCGAGGCGGGGAAGACGATGAGAACTTAATCGCCTGTACGCTGCGAAACAATCAGCGAAACACCAGATGGGATCGAGGCCCACGCGGTGACGGGTCGGACAACATCATCGCGGATACCTTGCTGGCGCCGAACGGCGGGCAGCGAACAACAGACCTGAGCGGCAATTTCCAAGTCGCGCCGATGGGTGTGCGCCGGCTGACTCCGCTTGAATGTGAACGGCTGCAGGGATTTCCAGACGGCTGGACGTGCCTTTGTGGTCGGGGCCATCGAGGGTCACGGTTCTGCGTCTGTCCTGATACGCCACGCTACAAGGCGCTCGGGAATGCGGTCACGGTTAGCGTAGTGCGTTGGATTCTCGAGCGATTGAAAGCTGTTCAGGAGCGTGCCGCATGAGGTGCCGTCGTCCAGGCTGTCGTCTCGAAGGCAAGCCCACGTTCTGTGCGTTGGCTGCCGCCCTCTCCACGCAGCCGAGCGAGGAGCACAAGCCATGAGTGACAGAGCCGAGCAAATAGTGGACATGGCGTCTAAGCTCTACGACGCACGTCGCGCCGTGCGTTCGCTGGCTGGCGATGACTATCGTGGCTCCGTCGAGCCGTGGATGACGTTGATCCGCAAGGTGATGACGGCCGAGCAAAGACAGCCGTTGCAAGCATGTCTTCTACTCGGCAAGGGCATTGAAGATCCAATGGCGCTGATCTGGCTGTTCGCGGCAACCGTTGAAGTGATTGAGTCTGAAAGAAGCCATGACCAGCCCTGATCCCATCCGCACGGCGGTTGAAAAAGCCGCCGAGGCGATCCGCCAACGTTGTGCTTGCATCCGCGACGAGGCGAAGGACTGCTATCAGGCGAGACATAACCCGCGCATGTCGGACATGGACGACGATGATCCTGATGACGGTGAGTGCGAGTGTTTCTGTCACGAGGCGCTTGCGGAGTTATACGGCGATGACCAGTCAGCCTGATCCCATCCGCACGGCGGCCGAGACGCTGGCACAGCAACTATTCTTCGACACTAGTCATCCGGCGGACATTCAAACCATCGAAGCCGCCTTCCGCCAGCAGCGGGCGGAGGCTGAACAGGCCATGCGTGTCGTGCAAAATGCCGCGAAGGTGCTCGTGAAGGCGTCTGAGCGGCGAGAGCTGGACGCGCGCAAGCATGAACCGCAGGCGCGGCGGGCTATTGCCACGCTCGAATCAGAGCTTGAGGCGAACGCACAACTGACGACTGCGCTGGAAACCGCCGAAGCCGAGTGCCGCACCCTCCGGGCGGAACGGGATGCAGCCATCAAGCACCAGAACCTGAACGCGGTCGCGGGTGTCAACGTCGCTGAGCTGTTGCAAGCCGCCGAAGCCCGCATCGCCGAGTTAGAGACAGCCCTGCGAGAGGTAACAGCCGACATGGACTGGGCTGGCGGCGACAACTGTGGGATGCCGGAATGTCCGTGGTGTCGCTCTGGGCCTGACGGAGACAACCACCGCGCCGACTGTGAACTTGTCAAAGCGCGCGCCGCACTGAAAGGCTCCCGATGAGCGCCGATCTGATTGCGCGGCTGACGTTGACGGTTGCGGTCTTGGAACGCGCCGAACGCGAAGGCCCCGGCCATTTCTCGCGGGGCGAGTGCTCGGCCCTGTTGCTGGATGTCAGGGAGGCCATCGCCGCCTTGCGTGCCGAGCGAGGCGCGGAGGGGTGGGAGCCGATTGAGAGCGCGCCAGAAGGGGTCATAATTCTCTGGTGTTCGATGCGTACTGGCGATGTCAGCAAGTGGTGTTTTGTCGATTGGTGCGCGGGTGGCCGTTTCATGTTGCATCCAAAGTGGGAAGCAACCCACTGGCGTCCGCTCCCCCCGCCCCCGGCGGGCTCGTCTGGGGAGTCCGAGGGGAGATGAAACACGTCGTCATGTTCTCCGGCGGAATTGGCAGTTGGGCAGCCGCGAAGCGCGTGGCCGAGCGGCACGGCACGGCAGACCTGACGTTGCTGTTTTGCGATACGCGCTCTGAGGACGAGGACACCTATCGCTTTCTCCGCGAAGCGGCCGAGAACATCGGGGCGCCGCTGGTGACGATTGCCGATGGCCGGACGATCTGGGACGTGTTCCGCGACACACGGTTTCTCGGCAACAGCCGCGTGGACCCGTGCAGCCGGATTCTCAAGCGAGAACTCGCGGATCGCTGGCTGGCTGAACACCACGATCCGGCTGATACCGAGGTCGTTGTCGGCATCGATTGGACGGAGGAGCACCGATTCACGACGCTGGCCGCGCGCAAACGCCCGTGGGTGTTCACGGCGCCGCTCTGCGAGCCGCCCTACCTGACGAAGACCCAGATGCACCAATGGGCGACTCGCGAAGGGCTGAAGCGGCAGCGGCTCTACCTGCTCGGGGCGCCCCACGCGAACTGCGGCGGTGGCTGCGTGAAGATGGGGATCGGCGGCTTTGCTAGGCTCTATCGGTCATGGCCCGCACGGTTTGCGGAGTGGGAAGCCAACGAACAGCGCCTACGCGCTGATCTTGGGGACGTGGCGATTCTCCGGGATCGGATGGACGGTATCACCCGCCCGCTGCCGCTGGCTGAATTGCGCGAGCGGATTGACGCGGACGCACAGATCGACCTGTTCGACATCGGCGGCTGCGGCTGTTTCGTCGACGAACCGTCTGGGGAGTCGGAGGGAGGGACACGCGAATGACCTACAAGGTTCGCGAAGCCTATGATGCATGGGTCGATCTGATTTCAGGAGCCATCGCGCCCGTGGCACGGCCAGCCGAGGAGGCGGACACGCTAGAGCGCAAGCTCGCGTATGCCCTGAACTGCCACAGCGCCGAGAACGCCAGCAATACGCCGGACTTCATCCTTGCGCAATATCTGCTCGGCTGTCTTGCCGCGTGGAATGCAGCGGTCAACGAACGTGAACGCTGGTATGGTCGAGGCGATACACCAGCCCCATTGCCAGCCCCAGAGGGACCGCGAGCGGAGGGCGAGCCGTAAATGTTTCACGAACAACAACGCCGATCTCGGAGGCGCGGGCGACCGACCAAAAGTTATTGCCTCCAACTGCTGTGTCCTGGACGGCGGGCCTGTAAACTCTGCCGTAATCTGGTCTCTCAACGCACGAGAAAGACGTACAGCGGACTCAGCACCGATGCGCGGAAGCGATCGAACTGTCGCGCCTACACCAAAGTGCTTCAGTCCCCAGGCGTGCTCCCGAAAGGCCCGTGTGAAGCCTGCGGCGGGCTGGATGCCCAGAATCATCACCATTGGGGCTATGACCGCCCGCGCTGGTTTGTGCGGCTGTGTCTCGCGTGTCATTTTGCGCTCGAACGATCGTTTGCTGCATACCCTGTATCCAATCCGGGCAAAGGCGCATAATCCCGAAGGATGCCTGACCGCCGCCGCACCATCCGCTCGAAACTCCGCTCCGTCGATATTGGCATTCTCGCCCGCTTGCACGCGGACGGGATGAGCCAGACTGAGATCGCGCAGCGGGTCGGCTGCACCCAAGGCACGGTGAGCCGGTGGATCGACAAACTCACCGACACGCGGGACGCGGCCAAGAGTTATTTGCACGGCGCGGCGCTCGACATGGCCGAAAAGGTCCACAAGAAGGGCCGTCCATCCGATCATGTGAAGGTGCTCGAAGGGATTCAGGTGCTGGATCAACCCACGGCGCCGCCGCTCGTGCCGTTGTTTCAGGTGGGGCTGGCGATTGCCGTCACGCTGACCACCGAAGGAGAGTCGCATGTTGTACAAACTGCGGTATCGGAAGCCGCTCGGGGTGTGTCTGGATCTGATCGAGGCGCGTGACTACCTGATGGCGGTGCAGGTTGGGAAAACGTATTGCAGCCTGCATCCGAACTACACCTACATCGGGATCGAGGATGCGATCATTGCGACCGACGCGATCCTGTTGGGCGAGTCGCCGGCGGAAACGGACCCCACCGTCCCCGGCCTGAGCACGGAGAAAGCCGGCGAGACCAAGCCGAGCCTAGCCGAGCAGCACGCAAGGCAGCGCGAGCGGAAGATTGCGGCGTTGAATCCGAGTCCGTTGCCGCAGCCGGAACCGGATGCCCGGAAGTCGAGCGCGCCGGCGGTGAAGGGCGACAAGGGCAACCGCGTCGGGGCGTAACGTGGCCCTGACGGGGGACACGCCGACGACGCGGGTCATTGAGTTTGGCTCGGACGTCCAAGCCGCGGCGTACGCGTACGGGCCGGGGCCGCAATGCGCCTCGGGAGGCTGGGGCGCCGGCAAGACGTTCGTCTACTGCCTGAAGGCGCTCGCGCTCAGTGATCTCTATCCTCGCAATCGGGGCGTGATCGCTCGCAGAATTGCGAAGGAGCTGCGCGCGACGACGATGGCGACGTTCTTCAAGCTCTGCCCGCCTTCGGCGTATTCCCACGGCTCGAGGAACGATCAAGAAGGCAAGCTGGTCCTGAACAACGGCTCGGAGATCCTCTTTCTGCACCTGGACGATCCCGACACCGAAGGGGTAATCAAAGGCCTCGAGATCAACTGGTTCTTCGTCGACCAGGCGGAAGAGAACCCGGAGCAGATGGAAGAGATTTTCGATCTGCTCTTGGGCCGGTTGATGCGCTGGGATCTCTGCCAGGTGCCTGACGCGCTGGTCAAGGCGCACGAGGACGCCACAGGGACACGCTGGCCGTTCTGGTTCCGGGAGACGAACAAACCCGCGCCGCCGCCGTACGCGATGCTCGCGTGCAACCCGGACATCGAACTCCATTGGATCTACCGCCGGTTTCATCCGGAGAGCGCGGACCATCCGAAGTACGCGGCGCTCGGCTACAAGATGTTCGACATGCCGAGCACGGCCAATCGCTTCCTGTCCGAAACCAACCTCAGCTACCTGCTCGCACACGATGAGGCGTTCGTGCGGCGGAACGTGCGCGGGATCTGGGGGATGCCGGAAGGGGCGATCCATTCGCTCGATGCACGGTCGCTGATCGACGGCGATCCACAGCTCGTCGATTACCTCCGCTCGACCTGCACGCTGCATCGAACCTTGGACCACGGCGACACGGCGCCGACGTGCTGTCTCTGGTTCGCCGTGGACCGGGCGGGGAATGCCTTCTGTGTCCGCGAATACTACCTGCCGAACGCGCTCGTCTCGACGCATCGGGCGAACATCACGGCCTTGTCGGAGGGCGAACGGTACAGCTCGAACTACGCCGATCCGAGCATCTTCGCCAAGCTGCACCAGAAGCACGGCGGGAGATGGTCAACAGCCGATGAGTATCGGGACGTGCTCGAGCATCCGGCCTCGACGGTGCTGCACTGGAACCCGGCCGACAACAACGAGCTGGGGACGCGCAACCGGATCAACGAATACCTCCGGATCGACCCGGAACGGCTGCACCCGTTGACCCGGCAGCGTGGGGCGCCGCGGCTGTACTTCGTGCAAGAGAGTCCGACCCATCCGCAGGGGTGTCGGCATGTCCTGCGGGAACTGCGGAGTCAGCGGCGGGTCAAGATTGGGATGGAGCTCGGGCGGCCGATCTTCAGCGATGAACGAGACGAGACGATTCCGGACCACGCGTATGATCCCGTGCGGTATTTCATTGCGAGCCGGCCGGCGCTCCCCTCGAAGCTGAGCCCAGGGGCGGTACCAGGGACGTTCGAAGGGGAAGCGCGGCGGATGGAACAGGCGTTGCGGAAGCGCCGGGCGTAGTGTCAGGACGTTGACACCCCAGACGCAAGGGCGTAGCGTAACGTCCGGTGCCCAAAGCCAACCAAACGGCGCGCGTCACCCGGTGGCAGGAACGGATCGTCGCCGCCAACCGCATCTACAAAGAATGGGAAGAGTCCTACGAGTGCAAGCACCTGACCGAGTACTACTGTGGCAAGCAGTGGCGCGGCTGGGGCGACGACGAAGCCAAAGACAAGTACGTCACCAACCTCTTTTTCCCCACGCTGGAAATCCGGCTCCCGTCGCTGCTGTTCTACAAGCCGCAAGCGAAGTGTGAGCCGCGGCCCTCGAGAGCCGATGACCTGAACGAACAAGCCGGGGCGAGAGCGGAACTCTGCCAGCACACGATCCAGACGCTGATCGACAAGAAAGAGACGCGGTTTCAGCTCCAGACCTTGCTCGCGCTGAAAGACGCCGAGTTTCGGTTCGGCCTGGTCGAAGTCGGCTACTCGGCGGATTGGGTCGATAACCCGAACGCCGGGAAACCGCTGCTCAACGAGCGCGACGAAGCGATGACCGACGATACGGGTCAGTCGATCATGGGGCCTGACCGGATCGTGAAGTCGGAAAGCCTCTACGTGCGGCGGATTCCGCCGAAGACTTTCCGGGTCTCGCTCAGCGGGTTGAACGTGCTCGAGGAAAACGACTGGTGCGGGTACTACGAGTGGCATTACGTCGAAGACGTCAAGAAGAATCCGAAGTACAGGAACACGGCGGACCTGCAAGCGGGCGGATCGTTGAAGGACATGCCCGCACTCTCGCGGGATGACGAGCGCGAACGCCATCGCGGCATGGTGAAGCTGTGGAAGATCTGGGATCTGCGTGGCAAGGTCAAGCACGTCATTGCCGATGGGGCTGAAAAGTTCCTGGTCGAAGGCGAGCCGTTCACGTATCTGCCGCTCGCGGCGATCAAGTACTGCGAAGCGCCCGACGAGTGGTATCCCGTGCCCCCCACGTACAACTGGCTGAGCCCGCAGGACGAGTACAACGAGTCCCGCGAGATGCAACGCGCCCATCGCCGGCGGTTTACCCGTCGGTACACGTTTATGGACGGCGGGATCGACCAGAGCGAACTCGACAAGCTCGAAAGCGGGGAGGATGGCGTCTACGCGAAGCGGAACACGCCGGACGATCCGATCAAGCCGGTCGCGGATGCGCCTCTCGACGGGGCGATCTGGAACCAACTCGCGGTGATCAAAGACGACTTCCGCGAGGTGTCCGGGGTCAGCGGCGATCAGCGGGGCGTGGTCGAAACGGAAACCGCCACGCAAGCGAACATCGTGGACATGCGGTCCCGGATTCGGGAGTCGAGCGCGCGGCGTCAAGTGGCCGAGTGGTTGGGCGACATCTGTCACCTGATCCTCTGCACGGTGCGCGAAAAGATGCAGTTGCCGTTCTGGATCAAGATCAACAGCGATCCCGCAGCGGGTGATGTCGAAGGCATGCTGAAGACGGCGCAGCTCTGGAAGGAGATCACGTCTACCGACTTGGGGGATCTCGACCTAGACATCAGCGTGGACGTCGCGGCGTTGTCGCCAGTCAGCGAAGATCAGCAACGGCTGGTCTGGAACCAGGTGCTCGCGCTCCTCACGAATCCGACGTTGCTGCTGCTCCTGATGCAATCTGAAGTGCTGTTGCGGAAGACGCTCAGGATGTACGGCATTACCTCAGATGCCGAAGTGAAGGAGATCCAGAAGGTCGGGGCGTCGATGCTGCAGATTCAATTGGCGATGCAGGCGTCGGCCGGCGGCGGGCAACCGGGGGCGACGGCGACGGCCGGGCAACCAACCCAGCCGCCCGCGGGGATGCCCGCGGCAAGCGGAATGATTCAATGACGGGAGGGTTTCGTGTCCATGCGGACGCCGGTCAACGGATCAGCCAACTCCTCCGTCTCGGGGCCGTTGGCGAACGGTGGACGGCCGCCCCAGCCGCCGTGCGACTGTCAAGCCTGCGAAACGCGACGGCTCAGAGCCTTGCTGGCGGAGAAAGACGCCGAGATCGCCCGGCTGCAAGGGCTCGTCCGTGACCTGTGATCGGTGCGGCAAAGAGCTTGAGCTAGGGGAGTGGCCGTTCTGTGGCGGGAAGAACAACCACGGCTTCGCCCATCCCCAGAACAACTTCATCCCGTACTACGATGTCGGTCTCGGCGAGCACATCACGTCGCTGGCCCATCGCTGGCGCGTGATGAAACAGCAAGGGGTCAAGGAACGGGACGTCCGAGACTTGATGACGCCGGGGGATCTCAGTGCCCGGAAGGACCGGATCGCCGAGCTGAAACGGGAACGGACGCGCTAGGGGTCACGGACTCGACTGGTGTCAGAACATTGACACTATCTGGGATCGGGCGTAGGCTCACAGCCGATGCCTGCGGCAGCGCCCTCCGACGTCCCGACGTTCACGCAAGCCTACGAAGCGGCCAAAGAGACGATCTCGCAGGAGACCTCCTCGGCCCCTGAGAAGCCGGCTGACGTCACGTCTGAGCCTGCCAAGCCGACATCAGCCCCACCCTCGGACGAGGCGCCCGCGCCGCCCCCGAGTCCTGATGGCGCGTCCCCTGAACCCGACCTGATTTCTGAGGCCGACTACCAGGCGCTCGTTGCGCAGCACCCGAATGATCCCGGCGCCGTTCGCAAAGAACTGAAAGCGGTCTTCACGCGGAAGACGCAGGAACTCGCGACCCAACGGAAAGCCCTCGAGGCGGACAAGTCCCTCCTTGAGAGCCTCCGGAGTGACCCGCGCGCGACCCTGACGCGGGAAGCGGCCAAGTACGGGCTGACCATCGCCCAGCCGCCGGCGGAAGTCACCGCCCAGGCCAAGGTGGTTGAGACCACGGCCTCCGCGGTCGATACCGCGCTCGCGCAGTTCCAAACAGCCCTTGGGCCGGATCTGGAGTTTCTGGGGCCGACGCTGGCCCCCGCCGTGCGGCAGCTCGCGGAGACGATCGCGAAGTCTGTGGTCGAGCAGCACACGGGTCCGCTGAAGCAATCGCAGGAACAGCTCCTGACGCGTGCCGCAGCGGATGAGACCCGGACCATTCTGGAGTCCTTCACCGTGAAGCACCCAGACTGGAAACAGCACGAAGCGGCGATGGCCGCGCTGGGGAACGCGATTCTCCCCGGCGACGGCGTGTCGGCCTTGGATCATTTGGAAAAGTTGTATCGCTTGGCGACCTACGACACGCGCATCGCGACGGAAAGCAAAGCTGCCGTCGAAAAGATGCGCAAGGCCGCTGAGACGCGCGAGCCCGACACCCGTCCCACCTCAGAAGCCAGAGTTGCCGCGGTCCCTCCGAAGTCGATCAAGTTTCGTGATGCCTATGAAGCCGCGAAACGGGGGGAAGAATGGTAGGACTCTATGGCTCCGTCGTCCGAAACCCTGCAATACGATGCGTTGCTGACGACAACGCTCCGGAACTACCGGCGCAAGCTCGAAGATAACATCTCGACCGCCAACGCCTTTCTCTTCTACCTGATGAAGATCGAAGGCGCCTACAAGGAGATCTCCGACCTCGGGGAGCGGATGCAGATGCCGCTCATGTACGAGTTGGGGAACGCCGACGCCTACAGCGGGTTGAATCTAGCCCCTGTGGTCGGCTGACCGGGCAGCGTAGTACCGAGGCAAATCGACGTGCGTTACCTTCCACAGATTGCATCCACGGCACAGGGTCTGCGCGTTGGCTCGTGTGTGGGTGCCCCCATCGAAGATCGGGATGATGTGATCCATCTCCAGGTACTCGGTGGTGGCGCAGTACGCGCAGTTCGTCCCGGCCCATTCGCGCCGCTGTCGCACCGTGAACTGTTTGCGGTGTCGGCGCAGCTCGGGGGCTTTGGCGAATTTGTGCGCCGCGCCGCGTGGCAGGTTCGCCAGCATCTGCTCGCGATGATCAGCCCAGAGCTGACGCGAGGCGGCGGCAATCCGCGCTTTGGCTTCGTCGGTATGACGATAGCCACGAGCGTGTTGATTGCCAGTCCCTCGGCCCTTGCGGGCACGCGCGATGCTGGCCTTTGTCGCTGTTGTGTGACGACGGCCCCAGAACGGATTGCCCGCCCCACTGGTCAGGACGCCCATGCAGGCCCGCGAGCATGTTTTGGACGCCCCGGCGCGAATCTGGGCGGGACTCCGGTAGAAGGCCGTTCCACAGACCGCACAGGCGAACGTCGATCCGAGCCTCACGTATTCACGCGGCACGAAGCCTCCACAGCACACGGGGTGAATTCACGGGAACACTCCTACTCAAGTCCAGAGTATGAGTCAATCGTGAGCCAAGCGCCAGCGGAAACGCCGGTGAAGGTGCAGAGACTAGGGACCGAGGCTACGGCCGGTCGCGGCTATGCCGGTAATGTCCCCACGAGCGCCCCGCTCGAAAGAGATGACATAGTCCGAGCTACTGGGCGACCAGTAGAAGCGTGGGTTAAAGTCCCGCGCGATAACAACACTGACGATGCGCTCGACACGACGCCCGCCGAAGGCCTGACCAATGCGTTCTGGCCGTGGCGGCAAGCCGCGGTCCCGATCGCGATCTCGGGTGAAGAGGAAGAAAAGAACAGCGGCGAAGCGAAGATCATCGACCTGCTGGAAGCGAAAACCACGCAAGCCGAACTCGGGATTCAGGAGTTTTTCAACAAGAAGCTTCTCCAGGGGGCGGGCGGGTCCGCGATTACGACCGCCTACGTCTCGCCGATCAACGGCGCGGCGTTCCTCGATCCCTTGCCGCTCGTCGTGGCGTATGACCCGACGACCTCCACGGCCGTGGGGAACATCAACCAGTTGACGTACACCTGGTGGCGCAACCAGACGTTCAACTCCGTCAGCACCACCTACGCCGGGTTCCTGAAGGAACTCCGACGCCTGCGGAACAACTGCAAGAAGGGGCCGGGCGGGCCGCCCAATCTGATCCTGATCGATCAGAGCGTCGAGGAACTGTACGTCGCGGCCCTCACGGCACGGCATCAGAACCCGAGCTACGACAAGGCCGACATTCCGTTCGAGAACGTGCAGATGTTCGGCTCGACGGCGGTGTGGGACGAGTTCGTCCCCGACGTGCAGGCGGGCAGTGCGACCCAGAGCACGTCGAGCGGGACGGCGTGGATGCTCAACACGAAGTTCTGGGGCATCAAGGTCAGCAAGAACCGGAACTTCACGACGACCGGCTTTATGAAGCCGCACGGGCAGGACGCGCGCACCGCGCACATTCTCTGGATGGGCGGCATTGGGTGCTCCAATCGGAGAAAGCAGGGGGTAATGGGGGGTATAGATTCGACGCTGACATCATAGTGTCATGCCCTGTGACTGACACCATGTTTGTAACTGTCAACAACGGCGCTCAGTAGGGCGCTTCAATCAACGGAGCCCTCGCGGCTCGTCAGTGAACACGACAGAGAGAGAGGCATCAGTGATATTCCAAAGAGTGAACCGAACCGACGCCGAGTGCGTCTTCGCCATCTTCCAGAACGTCGCCGGGGCGACCTTCAGCTTGGGCGCGGCGGGGGTCTGGGATACCGCCACCCAAGACGGCGTACGCGTCAAAACACCGGCGACCGCCACGCTCTCGTGTCTCGTCGGCGTAGCGGCACAGACGATCGCCGATTCGGCCTTCGGGCTCTTCCAGGTGTACGGCTACCGGGCGTCGGCGGTTGTCGTCAACCACACGTCCACCGCGATTGCGGCGGGCGACATCCTGATCCCGGTCGATGCCGTGCGCTATCTCGCGCGCAGTGCGGCGGCGGATGGGAAGACCGGGTTCATCTACGCGGGTGAAGCCGTGGCGACCGGATCGGCCACGACGTTGAATGCGAAGGTGTTTATCCGCTGTATGGCGGCGCTGCTCACCTTCGGGCTGATGGCGGCGGGTCTGCTCTGAGGCGCTCGATGTTCCTCGCCAGTGTCGCGGCGTTCTACGTGATCGTCCTGACACTGGCGATCGCGCTCGTTCACGGCGGCGTCCGAAAGTCGGTGGAGTGACATGGCTGATCCGCTCTCGACTGCGCTCCGTATCAAACGCTTCCCGCTCGACGCGGTGCAGTTTCAACCGATCGTCGTTCCGGTCGATTGTTCCTACATCATTGTCGAGAACACGGACGGCTCGATCGCCATCCAAGTGTGTACCGATCCGACCGACGCCAGCACGATCAAGACGATTCCCGTCTCGTCTGAGTTTCGCGTGCAGACGAATGCCCAGACCGCGCCGTTTGCAGCGGGGAGTACGCATTTCTATCTGCGAGGGGCGAGTGGGGCGCCGGTGGCGTGTGTGAGTTTCATCCGATGAGACGTCCCGCGATCGGTCTGCTCGTGTGTCTCGCGGCGGCGTGGTGGGTGACGCTCGGCGCGCGTCCGCCGCAGATCGTGCCGGTCGGCACACCCATCCAAATCCTAACGACGAGTATCACGCAAGCCTGTACGATCGCGGATACCAACGAAACGGACCTCTGGACCTACACGCTCCCGGCCGGGTTGCTGAATACGGACGGGCGGGGCGTCCGCGTGACGGTCTGGTATACGCGGGCGGCCAACGGCAACACCAAAACCCAACGCCTGTATTTTGGCGCGACGGTGGTCTCCTCGCATGCCGTTGCCGACAGCGGGCAAACGCTCGTGCAGACCGCGACGATTCTGCGTACGAGTAGCACGGCGCAACTCACGGGCGCGTTTTGGGGCTCCGGGGCCTCGGGCAGTATTGCGCCCTCCATTACGACGCCAGCCGAAACGCTCGCAAACGCGATCGTGATCAAAGCGACCGGCCAGAACGGCACGGCGGCGGCGAATGACATCTGTTTCCGCGTCGGCACGGTGGAGTGGTTACGCTGATGGCGCTGCAGATTCTGACGATCGCGCGGGCCACACCCCCGAATATGGGCGCGCTCGTCACGGCCCTGACGCCCTTGCTGAGTGTCGGCGGGGCCGGATCGTTTCAGATCCGGTATCAGGATGGGGCCGTCATTATTGAGCAAGCCCATTTTACGAGCGTGAATGTCGCGAGCGTGCAGGCCGCCGTCGCGGCGGCGCCGGTCAATACGCTGGAACTCGACAGTCAAGCCGAGATCGACAACCTCTCCATCACGACCAAAGCGATCGTGCTCGCGCTGATCGATCAGCTCAACGTCATCCGCGCCGCGTTGCCGTCGCCCCTCGGGGCCATCACGCCCGCCCAAGCCATCGCCGCCGTCCGGGCAAAGGCGGGCACGCTGTGATCCATCTCCAATTAGAAACGACGTCGGTCTGTAACGCCGCGTGCTGTTTCTGCCCATACCCGATCATGCAGCGCGCGAAGGGCCTCATGCCGATGCCGCTCTTCGAACGCATCATTGCCGACGCGGCGACGGTCCCGCTGATTGACCGGATCAGTCTGGTCGGGTTGGGCGAACCGACGCTCGATCGCTTCCTCGTCCAACGGATTGAGGCCGTGCGTCGATCGATGGCGGCGATCTGGCTCGATGTCGTGACCAACGGGTCACTCCTCACGCGGAAACTGATTGACCAACTCATTGCGGCCGGACTGACCCAACTCTCGATCAGTCTGAACGCCGTCACGCGGGAGAAGCGCCGCGCGATCATGCAGCTCGACGACTTCGATCGCGTCGTCGAGATGTGTCACTACGCCATCGCGGCCGGGGCGGGCCGGATGAAGGTCGTGGTCAAAGGCCTCAACGAGAAAGACCTCATGGAAGCGGGCGACCTCGCCCAGTTTGCCGAAACGTGGGGTGAACGCGCGTTTCTGCACCTGGAGGGGAACTGGGCGGGGTCGATGCGCAAAGCCCGGATTCCGATGGCCGAAGCCTGTCACCGCGCGCTCAGTCAGATCATGGTCCTCTGGGATGGCCGCGTGTCGCTCTGCTGTTTCGATGCCGAAGGCGCCGAGATTCTGGGCGACTTGCGGACGCAGACCTTACGCGAGGTGTTCAACGGCGGCCGGGCGCTCGAGATCCGCACGGCCCATGCGGAAGGACGCCGGGCCGAGATTCCGCTCTGCGCGGGGTGTACGACGATATGAGTCCCCAGCTCATTACCCCGGACGGGATCGAGCACTCCATCACCCAAGGGGAACGGGCGACACGACTTTGCGTCCCGTACATGACGGCTGAGGGTGACTGGCTGAACCTCGGCTGCGGGAAGTCCCCGATCGCCGGGTGGATCAATCTCGATCGCGTCGGCGGGTACGGCGCGGACATCGTGCGGACGCTCGGCGTGGACACGATTCCGCTCAAAGACGCCTCGTGTAGTTGCGTCTTCGCCAGCCACGTGCTCGAACACATTCCGAACATCCTGCACGCCATGCGCGAGATCCACCGGGTGCTAATTCCCGGCGGGGTGCTCGTGGCGTGTACGCCGTACGCGAGCAGCGATGGCGCCTGGGACGATCCGACGCACGTCCGGGCGTTCACGGAACACTCGTGGATGTTCTACGACCGGCGGACCCATGAAACCCCCGGCAACGCCGGGTACTACCCGTCCGAGTGCGATTTCATTTTCGACATTCTGCGGGTGGATCTCATTCCTGAACTGGAGTACGTCGCGGCGATCAACGCCGGGACGCTCACGGAAGTCGAGTTTCGGCGGAAGGTCCGCACGGAGCGGAACACGATTCTCGAACTACAAGCGCATTTGCGCAAAGTGGAGGGCTAAGATGGCCAACGCGAAGAAGTCCACCGACCCTGATGACGAAGGCACGTTCACGCCCAGCTCGGCGTCCCCCGCGCCGGCGCATGAGGACGCACAGCCCGCGAAGCCCGGCGATCTCGCGAAGCTGATCGACACGTTGCCGCGGTACTGCGTCTTGAAGAACGGCGAAGTCGAAGCCCGGCCGGACGGCGACTATCTCCGGCGATCCGATCTGCTGAAGGCGCTCGACGGCTGATGGAGACGCAAACCGTACACCCGGACGTGGCGGGCGGCTGTCCGTGGGATTTCATGCGCTGCGCGAAGTGCGGCCGGTTGCACACCCAGCTCGAAATGCGCGAGCGGTTGGGGCCGCAGCCGACCGTGAAGGGGTGCGCGTGCGGGAGCGCGAAGTTCTCGCCCGCGAATCTCACCTGGACCGACTGGCGGTTGCCGCGCGTCTGGGTCTTCGCGCTCGCCCGGCTCCGAGGGACCGCATGAAGCTGATCCTCGCAAGCCCAAGCTACGGGCCGATCGCGCCTGAATGTGTGATCGGCCAACGCGTAGCGATCATGCATGCTCAGAAGCACGCAGGCGTCATGTGGTATGGGGACTGTAGTCCGCACGATGTGAAGCAATCGACCATTGACGTCGCCAGAAATCGGATCGCCGAAGAAGCGTGCCGGAGCGATGCTGACGCGGTGTTCTGGTTGGATTCAGACGTCGTATTGCCACCTGACGCCGTGACGAAGCTGGTCTTGGCTGGCAAAGACATGATTTGCGGGATTTACTGTCAGCGTGTTCCGCCGCACTATCCCGTCGTCTGTCACTTCGACCCGACCGGCGGGGCCGATCACCGGGGCACGATGAACTGGATCGTCACGTGGCCCGAGGACGTGATCGGGGAAGCCGATGGCTGCGGCTTCGGGTGTGTCCTGACCTCCGTCGCGATGCTGCGGGCGATGCCGCGGCCGTGGTTTCACTTCGGCGACTTCAGCGAAGATTTCACGTTCTGCCGGCAGGCGAAAGCGGCCGGGTTTCAGCTCTACGTCCATACCGGCGTCCTCTGCGGACACATGGGGATCGCGCCCGTGATCACGGTGGACGACTTCCGGCGCACGTTTCAGGCGGGACGCGTCGAGGCGGACCACTCGGCCGCGTAAAGGAGACCCGATGGCGAATTACGATCCGAAGATGCGCAATGAGACCTGGTTGTTCCGCCAGATCGACCGGACCAGCGATGGCCGGCCGGTCTATCGGCGCGTGCGGTTCAACTACGTCCAGTACGACGACAACCCGGCGCGCGTGCTCGAGCCCGTGACCGAAGCCGCGATGTTCGCCACGCTCGACGGCAACGCCCGGATTCTCGATCCCCAGACCGATGGCAACGGCCGCGTGGTCGGGTTCGAGTTTCTCCCCAACTCCCGGATCGGCGACAGCATCGCGCTGGACGATTACAACGCGGCGGTCGAAGGACTCTGATCCCGTGACGTTCGCGGAGCTGAAGGCGCAGACGTTCCGCCGACTCCGCGAGGTGTCGCCGGGGGTCTTTGCCTCCGAAGCCGACATTGAACAGGCCATCAACGAAGGCTACCAGGAGATCTCCGACGCGACGGAGTGGTGCGAACGCTGGCAGACGATCGACCTGCTCCGGGAACGGCCGTACTACGATCTCCGGACGGTCGTCGGCCCGTCGCTGCTGGCCATCAGTGCGGCCTACCACGAAGACAACAATCGGTGGCTTGTGCCGACCTCCCTGCACGAACTGGACGGGATTGATCGTCGCTGGGAAGCGCGGATCGGTCCACCCGAACGGCTGTTGACCCGCGGGTTGTGGTGGCTCGGCTACTGGCCCCGCGCGGGGAGTGACAGCGGGACGATCAAGCAGTACTACATCAGCCTCCCGGACGCGCTCGCCGACGACGACGAGGAACCAGGGTTCCCGGAACCCTTCCACGAAGCCTTGGCAGACTTTGCCGTCGCCGATCTCGTCGCCCAAGATGCCGAAGCGAAGCAAGCGATGCTCGCGTGGGACAGCTACCTCGCGCGGGAAGCCGGCCTGCGCAAGTGGGTGCGGGAACGGGCGGAAGTCCAGACCGTGCGAGGATCGCGCCGATGACCCGCGCCCAGATCGCCGCGGAGACGCTCAAACGGCTCGGCGATACCGCGCAACAAGTCTGGACGAGTGACGAGGTAGACGGCCATCTCCTGACCGCCTACCGCCGGCTGGCGCTCGAGGCGCGGCTGTGGCCGGACTGGACGTATCTCGAGAACCTCCCGCCGGGCTTCAGCTATACGGCCGACTGGGAATTGCCGTTCGTCGTGTTTGATTGGGGGCTCGCCAATTACACCCTGGCGGATGAACGGCGGCTGCTGACCGAAGCCGATCGGATCGGGCCGGGATGGTACACGTCGCCGTTCGAAGCGACCGGGTTGTACCTGACGGCGGCGCAGGCGGCGACCGAGATTCCGGCGACCGCGACCCTGCCGAAAAGCCTCACCGAGATCGAGCGCGGGGTCTGGGATGGCCGCGGGCTCGATGCCCGAACCGCCCGTCATGCCCGGCTGGTCGATAGTCGCTACGAACTGACACGGGGCGAAGTCTTCGCGTACCTGCACGAAGCCGAAGGGCCGCGGACGCTCAGGAAAATCCGTGTGCCGGCGGCGCAAGCGGCGACCTTCACCGTCACTGGCTCGTGGGGGAGTCTGCGGAGTCCGACCGACATCAGCGGCGATACCGTGACGGGCACGTGGGGCTGTCCGCGGCGGATCGCGGGGCAGCATCCGATCGGGCCGGATGCCTTTGGCTTGCCGCGGCGGTGCTACCGCGACGGGACGAACTTTCGGGTCGAGCACTGGCGACACGGCCGCGCGTTGACGTCGCCTGACGTCGAATGCGAACTCCCGGAACGCTCCGAAGTCGCCTTGCGGGACTACGCGATCGGGCAATGTCTGAACCGGGCCTCAGCCGGACAGGATGTGCAGCTCGCGGCGTACTTTCTCGCGCGCTGGTCTCGGCATTTGGCCCGGCTGCAGAAACGGCGGACGAGTGTCGAGCGGGATCGCGTCGGGGTGTTTGGCGCGAAGAGCGCGCGGATTCCGGGCCGTCGGCCGCCGGTGGCGCAACGGCCCTGGCAGTACGGAGAAACGGTGCGCTGATGGCGATTCCCTACGAGAAGCTCGTTGAAGAAGATGTGAACCTTGGGTACGGGACCGTCTCGGTCTCGATGCCGGCCGGGGGCTCGGCGACCGGGCGGAAGTTTGGCATTCACTCGCTGCTGGGCGGGTCGGTCCTCAATCCGCTCAATCACGGCGCGGTGGGGGATGGCGTCGCCTCGGATAGCACGGCCCTGCAATCGTTGTTAGATCTCGCGGCGGCGAACCGGCAGACCATCTGGTTCCCGCCGGGGAAGATCTTCAAACTCACGCGCGGCCTGATCATTCCCGCCTATACGCAGATCTCGGGGTACGGCGCCTTGCTCGATGCCTCGTCGCTTGCGGCGGGCAGCGTGACGCAAGTCCAGTCGCTCGTCATGCAAGGTTCGAACAACGTCGGCGGGGAAGCGGCCTACATCACGATCGAAGGGCTCACGCTGGTCGGGAACTCGAAGGGCTCGACCATCTTCATCTATGGCGGGAGCAACACCGGGTCGCCGACCTTCGCCCACAAACCGCACGACATCACGATCCGCGACGTCTACACCAATCAGATCGGCTCCACCTTGACCGCCGGGATCGAGATTGCCTCCGCGAGCCGGGTGCTGATCGACGGGCATTACAACGTCGGCGGGGTCGCGGCCGTCAGTGCCGTGGCGCCGATTGCCACGCCCGATGATCTCTACGGCCTGACGATCGTGAACTCGACATCGATCAACACTGTGAGTTACGGCTATCAGGTCGTCTACGGCCGCCACACGAAGATTGCGAACTGCTTCGTGGATGGCACGGTGATGAACCTGACCGACAAGAACGGGATCAACCTCGATCGTACGCAGTCGTTCACGATTTCGGGGAACATCGTCCAGAACTGCCCGGCCGCGCAGATCCTGGCGAACGGCTGTCTCTACGGCACGATCGTCGGCAACAAAGTGGACGGGGGGGCCGTGGGGAACGGCATTCTCGTCACCTACAACTTTGATTACCTGCTCGACCCGACGATCGATGAGTCGAGCTGTATCACGGTCGTCGGGAACATCGTCGATGGGACGAAAGCGGCGGGGAACGCGATCGGGTTCTACGGCGTGAAAGCCTCCACGATCGTCGGCAACGCGATCGGCCCCTCGGGCGCGGCGGCCGAAGAGATTTACGTCGGCGATGCCGTCCGGGGCGATAGTCACGTCGAAGACTCGGAAGGGATCAGCGTCGTCGGGAATACCTTAGCCATTGGCGCGGGGACGATCCACATGGCGCAAGCGGCGACGGATTGTCAGGTGACGGGCAACGTCGCGAGCGCCTATCTCGGCACGTATCACGATCGGGTGGTGAACGGGGTCGGCGGCGGGCTGGACTTCAGCAATGGCGTGGTCATGTACCGCGATGCGGGCACGGGCGTGCTGACGATCACGGCCGGACTCGGCGTGGCGACGTCCGATGAACTCCAGATCGGCGGCGCGCTCAATCACGACGGGACCACGGTCGGGTTCTACGGCGTGGCGCCGACGACGCGCCAACTCTTTGCGACGGGCGCGGGGCATACCGTCGATCAGTTGATCTCCGTCCTCCAGACCCTTGGGTTGATTCGCCAAAGCTGATGACCCTCTTACAGCGGCAGTCGTTCGTGGGCTGGATGCCCGACGCCGACGCGATCAACGCGCCGAAGACAGCCCTTTTGCGCGCGGACAATACGACGCTCGATGAACAAGGCGTGCTCGCGCTCCGTGCCGGCTCCGCCTTGATCAGCGCGCTCGGCGGCGATGCGCACTCCCTGTTTACCGTCGTCCGCGCGGGGACGAAATACCGCCTGGTCGGCGATTCCAACGCGGTCTTTGCCAATGGCTCTTCGATCGCCTCCGGGCTCGCGGGCTCGGGCGACATCGCGTTCGGCTCGCATCTCGGACAGATCCTCTTTGCCCGCTCGACCTCGAAAAAGAAGTACGACGGGACCACGGTGCGCAACTGGGGCATCACGCAAACCGGGACGGCGCCGACCGTCGCGGAGATTGCCTCCGACAGCAAGACGCTCGCGTCGTTCGACTCGGGCGAAGCGACCCTCTCGATCGAAGAAGACGACGGCACGGGGTTGACCTACACGACGAGTCAGGCCGGCGTGGCGAATGGCTCGACCCGGTTGCATACGAACGCGACGACCAACCGCGCGACGGTCACGCGCACGCTCGCGGCCGAAACCGATTACACCGTCTACGACGCGGCCGGGATCGGCAGCGATAAAGACATCGTGGAACTGTACGTCTGGGTCGAAGACCCCGCGAACCTGCTGGCGATCGATCTCTCGATCGATGTGAACGGGAGCGCCACGAACCCGTTCCAGACCGATTACTTCTTCCACGCCTTCAAGCCGGAAGACACGCAGACGATCGGGTTGCATGACGTGCTCGACGGGAACTACACGGCGCAAGGGACCGTCCGCAACCGGGTGCGGGGAAGTGCGCCGGCGATCGGCGTGGCCGTGAGTCGCGTCCGGAGTGACAAGCCGGTCAGTAACTCAGGATGGACGAAATTGCAAGTCCGGCGGGGTGACATGCTCCGCGTGGGGAACACGAGCGGGAAAGACTGGAAGACCGTCAAAGCGATTCGGATCACCGTCACGACCACGACGCTCACCGAAGTGCGCCTGGATGCCTTGCGGCTTGTGCAGGCGCCCTTGTTTGGCGATTACAAGTGGGCGTACGTCTACGTCTACAACACCGGGACGTACACGGCGAAGTCGGCGCCCTCGGCGCTCTCGGCCGAAACCCATCTCCAATCCGCCGGGGCGACCGTGACCGCGCCGGCCGATGCGAGTCGGGACAGTCAGGTGAATGAAATCTGGCTGTACCGGATGGGCGAAAACCTCGATGCCTTTTACCGCGTGCAAGTCTCGACGGGGGTCAGTGGCACCGGCAGCGTGGCGATCGCGGATACGCTCTCGGACGTCGATGCGTTGATCCTCAACATCCGGCTCGAGTCCGACAACGTGCCCCCGCCCGATACCATCCTCGACATTGAAGGCCCGTACTATGACCGGACGTTTGCCCTCACGGCCTCGGGACTCTATCCCTCGCGCCGCTTGAACCCGGATTCCTTCGCCTCGGGGCAAGTCATTACCGTGGCCGGGGCGGATGAAACGGCGCTCTGGGTGCGGAAGGCGCTCGGCGGGCTCTACATCGGCACGACGAAAGACGTCTACAACCTGGACGGGGATGGGGCCGAGTACCCGGACGGCACGATCAATTTCACGCTCCGGGCACTCAACATCGATCATCCGCCAATCTCCGAAGCGGTGGCGCAAGAAGGCAATCTGCTCGTCTACCTCGCGGATGACGGGTGGCGCGCGATGGCCGGGGCCGGAACCCAACTGCTCGTGGGGCCGACGAGTCTGCTGTATCGCGGGCAGGCGCGACACGGGATCTCCGCGATCAACGTGCTCACCGGCCGGTTCCGGGCGGCGATTGCGAAAGGCCAGCTCGTCGCGATCACGCCCGAAGGCGCGAGTACGACGTCTTCCACGATCGTCTATCGGTTCGTGTTTGCCAATCAGCGGTGGTACCGCCACGTCTACACGCACGCCTGGCGCGCGATCCTCCGGGAACCGGACGGGACACTCGTCGCCAGTGATGCGAGCGGGAACACGGTGCAGCTCGATACAGGCACGCAGGACGAAGGCGCCGACATTGCCGGGCTGACGATCTGGACGCCGGTCGATGACAACGATCAGCCGTGGAACCGGAAAGATCCGGGGGATCTCCGCGTACGCGCGGATACCGGGAACGCGGCGGCGAGTGTCGCGCTCCATCTCGACGGCTCGGGGACTGTCGCGACGAATGGGACCAAGACCGTCACGCAAAACGGCGTCGGGCTGTCCGTCTTCGACCTCGCGACGGTGACGGTCTTTCGTCAGGTGCAGCTCAGAATTACCGGGACGTTTGCGACATTCCGCCTCTACAGCTATCAGCTCGGGTACCGGGAACGGCCGATCCCGTTCATTGGGCGGACGGCGGAAACGGACGCGGGCTACAGCGGCCAGAAGGTGCTCACCGGGTTCTCGGTCAAACTGAATACGCTCGGCGCGACGGTGACGCTCACGCCCTATCTCGATGGGGTCGCCCTGGCGCAAACCTTCGCGATCACGACGGACAGCACGGAACCCGAGACGCACGTGCTCCAGTTCACGAGCGCGCAGACCGCGACGGACATTTCCTGGTCGGTCGATGGGGATGTCGAGCTCTACCCGACGTGGGAACCGCTCGTGCTCTACAAGCTGCCGCTCCTCGTGAAGGTGTGGGAGAACAAGCCGCTCGTGCCGTCTACCGTCCGCCGGAGGTTTGGCGGGTTCACGCTGCAGCTCAACACCTACGGGGCCACGGCGACCGTGACGCCTGTCCGCGATGGGGTCGATCAGACGCCCTTGACGATCGTGACGGCGGATCTGCTCGGAGCCACGCTCACGATCAATGCGATTGTCGGACGGGATCTGTGGTGTCGGATCACGTGCCCCACGAATATCACCGTCTTGGACGTGCAGCCGATCATCACGGAGACGTTGCCCCCGAGCTACAAGGGACAGACCCCACGCTCGCGCTTTGGCTATCCGGGCATCAAAACCGTCTCGGCGCTCCAGATTCAGCTCTGCACGTTTGCGGAAATCGTCACCGTGTCGGCGGTGGCGGATGGCGTCGTCGTCGGGACGGCGGACACGCAATCCGGGCACGACGATCCGATCGATCTCACGTTGCAGTTTGACGCCGCGGTCGAAGCGGTGGACTGGGCGATCTCGGTCGATGGCGATGTCGAGCTCTACTCGTGGCAACCGATCGTCACCGCGAAACGGCCGCTCGGGTTGAAGGTGTGGGACAGCGGGCCAATGGATACCGGAGTCCAAGATCTCGTCTGGTTGCGCGAAGTCCGGATCAAGGTCCGCGCTTCGGCGGACATCACGGTCACGCCCTACTTTGACGGCGTGGCGTTCGAAGCCGTCACCCTGATCGCGCAAGGCGGCGATACGGTCCTCTCCGTGCCGGTCGGACGGGAGTACAAAGGCCGGACGCCGCGCGTCGTCCTGACGTCGAGCGAACCCTTCTTTCCCTATTGGCTCGATCTGATTCGCCGGCCGACGTCTGTCGTGCAGGCGAAGAGCGTCATTCGGATTCCCGCGAACGTGGGCGCGCAGGTGCCCGCATGAGAATCCCCAGTACCGCCGATCCCGATGTCCAGTCCGCCTTCCGCGAAGTCTGGAAATCGATCGATCGCGTCCAGGGCGGCCAGAACCTCGACTTCAAAGGCAAGCGGATCATCAACGCGGGCCGCGCCGTCGATCCGGCCGATTACGTGACGCGGTTCGATGTCGATCAAGCGATCAGTGAGGCGATTGCGAAGCTGGACACCGTACCGGACGGCACGTTGAACGCGAAAGGGCTGACCAAAGGCAGCGTCATTTTCTCGCTCGGCGGGGATCGGGTCGGGCAGGACAACGCCAATTTCTTCTGGGACAACACGCTGAAAAACTTGGGCCTCGGCACGAAGACGCCGCTCGCCCGGTTGCACGTCGTGCGCAGTCTCGTGCCGGCGGCGCTCTTTGACGGCGTGGGTTTCCCCTCGGAGGTGTACCTGCGCAGTGCGGCCGGTGCGATTGGCGCTCCGACCGCGCTGGGGGTGAACGCGGATCTCGGCACGCTGGGCTTTGGCGGCTATGACGGCTCGGCGTATCAGATCAAAGGGAAGATCGTCTGCACGGCGGCGGAAAACTGGTCCGGGACGGCGACGGGCACCTTTCTGGAGTTTTTCACCACCAAGAAGACCACCACGTTTCAGCTCCGCGCGCTCAAACTCTTCGATGACAAGTCGTTCGAGTTTCCGGGCGTGGGACCGCACGCGATCGGGGGCGTGGCGGATACCAAGTACGGCTTGTACGTGCGCGGCGCGTTCACGGCGACGACCTCCGGCGTCACCGCAGGCACCTTCTTCGAGCAGACGGTGCAGCCGTCCGCCGCGAACCAGATCGGGGGCGTCGTCGTCGCCTCGACGCCTGCGACGGCCGCGAGTGGCGTCCATGCGTTCGTCGCCCAACTGCACGTGGTTGGTCCGGCCATCACGATCAACGGCACGGCGTCGGTGACGGACGCGGCGACAGTCTTCATCTCCTCGGCCCCCACGGGCGCGACGAACAACTACGCGCTCTGGGTCGATAACGGCAAGGTCCGGATCGATGGCCGCAGCGCGACGAATGTCAGCGTGCCGTCCGGTCGCTTACAAATCAACGTCGATGGCACGGACTATTACCTGGGGTTGAACAGCGCATGACCGAAGACGAAGTGCTCGCACTCGCGAAAGACGTGGGCGATCCCTCGCCGGAAGAAGAGCGCGCGTGGGCCGAGGCCGCACGCCCGGAGTTTGTCGTCCAGCTCGGACGGTTACGTGCGGAGTTTCGGTTGTGCCGGTTTTTGCGGGATGACGCGCGGATGAAGGCGTTGGCGGCGGATGTCGCGCGGATTCAGACGTGCGTCGATTATCTCGACGGGTTGCTGAAGGGACGGGTCTAATGCGGCATCGCAGCGACATCATCATGCACGATCGCTATGCGATCGCGCCGCTCGTCCTGCCCTTGCTCGGGTTTGGCGCGTCGGCCCTCTCGGGCCTCTTCGGGGGCCGCGGGAAGACGCAGACAACCACAAGCACGCTCGATCCGACCCTCGGCCCGTTGCAATCGCAAGTCCTGCAGATGATCACGAAACGGCTCTCCAATGGCGGCCTGCCACCGGGGTACGAAGCCAGCCAGATCGGGGACATCAACCACGTCTACGACCTCGTGGGACAGCGGAGCACGAACGACCTGACCTCGCGTGGGTTGGGCACGTCGCCCGTCGCCGGGGTCGTGGACGCGAATAACCAGCAGGCGCGCGGCGGGTCGATTGCCGATCTGGTGCGCTCGTTGCCGATGGTCGCCCGCAATTTTCAGAATCAGGATCTCGGCCTCGCGTCCACGTTGCTGGGGCAAGGGCGGGGCACGACGACGACGCAGAGCGGGAACATGGCGGGCGGGGCGTTCGATGAACTCGGGACGATGCTCGGATTCCTGATTGCGACCGGGAAACTCGGCGCGGGTGGTGGGACGCCGCAACTGCCGGGCACGCCTGTGCCGTTGCCGAGATACTGACATGCCCGGCTTTGCCGAAAATTTTATTCGCGGGATGCAGGCCGGACACGCCCAGAAGGATCGCGAACGCCAGATCGCGAACGAGGCCGAAGACCGCTCGATCAAAAAGATGATCCTCGACCACGAAATGCGCAAGCTGAAGATCGAGGAAGCCCTACAGACCCGCGCGGCGCAACGGGAGAACTACGGCGCGCAAGAAGGCCGACCCGAAGCGAGCTATCCGACGACGACCGGGCCTGATCCGGCGATGGCCGCGCAAGGGATCAGCGCGCCTGGACAGGTGCCAAACCTCTCCGGGGGTCAGCTCTCAGGGATTCCGGAGTTGGGCGTGGGTGACACCCCATTGCCCCCACATACGACCCTCGAGGAGCAGGTCCGGCGCCAGCAGGCGGCGGAACTCTTCAAGGTGATGCATACGGCGGTGAAGACCGGGCCGGGCGATCAGTACGGCATGCCGGGACAGCCGCCGCTGATCAGTACGCCCGCGTTGCCGCCGAAGCCGGACATGACGCCGCAACCCGTCATGCTCGGCGGGAAACCGTCGATGGCGACCTATGCGCCTCCGGAACCCGGACAGACGGCCGGGACGTTCACGGCCGTGCCGAATGCGCGGCCGATGCCGCCGGCGTCGGTGCAGAACGCCAACGCGCCAATCCCGGAGATCAAAGAGGGCTCACGCGAATACACCGTCGCCCGCGATCTGGCCTACGGCAAGCTCACGATGGCGCAGTTTCGTGGCCTGTATGCCTACAGCCGGGATGTCAACAAGAAGCAAGCCATCTACCAGAAAGCCGGGGAGATCAATCCGAACTTCAACCCCGCGCAATTCGAGATGGGGTTCAAGCTGGCGAGCAGTCCGAAGGTCCAACAGCAGTTGGCCTCGATGGACAACGTGATCAAGGCCACGCCCGATCTCATTGCCGTCTCGGATGCCGCGCAGCGCAGTGGCGTGACGAAGTTCAACGAGTACACGTCGCCGATCCGCGTGGCGCTCGGGAATCGGAAGTTCAGCAACCTGCGGATCGCGCGGATCGCGTTCGCGGATGAACTGTCAGGCGCGCTCGGGTACGGCTCGGCGACAGACATGTCCCGCGACATGGGGTTCAACATGACGGACCCGAATCTCTCGCCCGCGAACTTTGCGTCCGGGTTGAATGAGATCGTGGTCCCGTTTATCCAGCGGAAGCGACAGACGTTGCTCGATCAGATGGGCGTCTACGGCCAGCCGGGGATGAATTCGGGGGCGCAACCGATGGGCGGCGGAGGGGGCAAGATCATCGTGACCGCGCCGGACGGCTCGACGCATCCCTTTGACACGCAAGCCCAAGCGGACGCCTTCAAGAAACTGGCGGGGATCAAGTAGTGCCGCAACAGATCGATTACGCGGCGCTCGCGGATCAGGCCCGGAAAGCGGTGCCGGCCGTGGACTATGCCGCGCTCGCGGCGCAGGCGCGCGGAGCACCCGTACAGCCCGCCGCGAAGCCGCCGGGGATCATGGACGGCCTCCTCGCGGCAGCGGATACCGTCGCGCCCGTGTCCTCGATGATCGATGTAGCGCGCGGGGCTGGGGCAGGGCTCGCGTCTACCGTGTTTCACGGCGGCGATCTCATTCGGCGCGGCCTCGGCATGTCCCGCGTGATCGACACGCCTGAAGTCCAGGCCGGGATCACGCCTCCGCAGACCGCCGCCGGCAAGACCGGATTCTACGGCGAACAGGCGGCGGAATTTCTCGCCCCAATGGGTGCGATCGGCAAGGCCACGAAAGCCGAGCGGATGATCACGCGCATGGCGGCCGAAGCCGCCGGCAGCGGGGGCGTTGCGGCGCTCCAGTCTGGCGGCGATCCGCGGCAGATGGCGACCGCCGCCGCGCTCGGGGCCGTCGCGCCGCCCGTGGGCGCGGCCGTGGGCGCCACGGTACGGGCCGCGCAACGGGCGGCGGCAGGCGCGGCCGAAGGCGGGATCGGCGGCGCGGTCGCCACCGCCCTGCGAGCCGTGGCCCCGGTCGAACCGAAGGCGGCGCTTGTTCAGGCGTTGAAGCCAACCGCCACGAAAGTCAATTTTGGCGGGGCGCTGGATCGTGCGTTGCCGGAACTCAAGATTACCGAGTCCGAGTTGGGGCGGCCTATTGCGTCCCTCGACGATCTGGTCGAAGCGACGAAGATCGCGAAACAGCGCGTACGCGCCCAGTACGACGAGATTGCCGGGCCGAGGCGCGAGATCGGATCGACGGTCGATCTGTCGAGTGTGGCGGATGCGATGGAGTCGAGCATTCCCTCGAAGGTCAAGCTCGAAGATCCGCATCGGGCCGCCGCGATTCTGGACACGGCCGATCAGTATCGGCAACGGTTTCCGCTCGCCGACGCCGAACAACTCTTGCGCGAGACGAACGCGGAACTCGACGCGTTCTACAACAAATATCCGATGGTGCAGCGCAAGCTGATGACGGCCAACCCGGAGATTGCGCATACGGTCGCCCAAGCCAAGGCGCTCCGCGATGCGATTTACGAGACGTTAGACTACGCCGGCCAGAGCGGATCGGCGCGGGAACTCAATCGCCGGTACGGCGCGTTGCTCGAAGTCGAGTCGCAAGCGATGCGTCGCTTGAATGTCGCGGCGCGGCAGCAACCCGTCAGTCTCTCGGAACAGATCGGGACGACGCAGGCGGTCGGGAACATGGCCCGCGGCGCGTGGCGGATGGTGCACGGCGACGTGATGGGCGCGGCCGACATTGCGGCCGGGCACGCGATGCGCGAGACCTCGACGTTCCTCAAAGAGCAGCAAACGACGGATGCGCTCATCCGGCGGGCGTTTGCGAAGTATGCCGGGGAACCGAGTCCCGTGATGATGCCGACGCTGCGTCCGCCGGCCGGGTTGTTGAACCGTGGGGCGCTCGTGACGCCACCTCCGGGCGATCCGTCATTTGTGCGGGGCGCGCCGGGTGAGTACGGCGCGGCCGTACCACCGGGACAGCTTGCGGGCACGGCGCCCGCGCAGGGCCAACTGCCGCCTGGACGGGATCGCGTCTTCACCTCTGGCGCGCCGCCGTTGCCTGTGGTTGAGGGCGAAGTCCTGCCACAGCGGACGCTGCCGGGTGGGCCACAGCCCGCCGGGTTGTTACCGTCTGGCCGGGAGCGCGTATTCACAGGGCCGGGAGAAATCGAGACGCCGCCAGCGGGGCCGACCCCAGTCGGACAAGGGCCGTTCGCGCTGCCGGGTGAGGTCGGGCCACAGACTGCCGGCGAGCGACTTGCAGCGGCTCAGCGTGCCCACAACGTCGCACGGGACGCGCTGGACGCGCGCACTAAGACGATGGACCCTGCCCCATTGCGCGCGGAAGTGGACCGAGCCAATCAAGAACTGCTAAATGCGCGGGCTATCGTGAACCGATACGGGCCGAATGCACCAGCCGCCGATCTTCCTAAACAGGACTTCACGAATCCGCCGTCGCCTACAGCGCCAGTCAAGCCGGCGAGAGTCCGGACGACGAAAGCGAAGACGCCCGCCCAGACACCCGCCGCCGCGGCGACCGACGTCACGAACGAGTTACGGCGTGTCGTCAATACAGAAGGCGCAAAGTCGGCGGCTGAAGTCCATAAGCGCGTTCTCGTCGCACTCACCAATGAACTGGAAGGCGCGAAGGTCTCGCCTACGGTCAAAGCGCAGTACAACACCCTGCGTCAATCAGAGGGAACCGTCGAAGTCAACGGCGAAGACGTCGCGTATTGGAACGCGAAGGGTGACGTGAAGTGGGTTGATCCTGAGCATCCGATCGCACAAGGCCGTGAGTTGAAAAAGATCCCAAGTTACGGCACGCCGTCAGATCGGGCGCTGATGGCGCAATCAAGCGTTGACGATGCGATTCGTGGCACGGCCGAACGTCTGACCATCGACATTCCCGGCGATGGGACGTTCACGATTCAGCGGACGCCAGAAGCGATCCGTGAAGTGATTAAGCGCGTCAATCGCGCCGGTTCGGCGCCGTGGCAGGGCCTGGTGGACAAGGCGAAACGTCCGAAAGGGACGGAGATGCGGAAGCCTCCGGTAACGTGGTGATGCGGCGATACATGAGTCCGCCGCAGATCGCGACCGCGAGCGCCACGATCGGCCATCCCATCCGCTCGACCATGATCGCGATCCAGAGCGGGATCGCCAGCGCAAACCCGATGGCGACGATCCAGAGCCAGACCCGATCGAGCCGCCGATTGGTAAATCGCATAGGGGAGCGTGAGTCTACCAGAGGGGCTAGCTCGAGCGCGATGTCAAAGAACTGACACCTTCGGCGCATACTGAACAGAGGAGTCCTGACATGGTGAGCACCCGACTCGTCCTCTTGGTCTTCGCGCTCGTGTTCTTCGTGATCGGGTCGATCCCGTATCCGCCCGTGGATGCGTACTGGAACCGACTTGTTTCACTCGGGTTAGCGTGCTGCGTGGCCGCGTATCTCTTCGGGTGACGCGATGACCGTGATCCTCGTCCTGGTGATCGTCGTGATCCTGCTCGGCGGGTTCGGGTATTCGCAGAACCCGGATTACGGCCCCCATCTGGGCGGGGGCCTCGGGCTGCTCCTCCTGATCCTGTTGATTTTATTTCTGACCGGGCATCTCGGCGGCGGCCACGGGCGCTTGTGAGCGCCTGGCTGGCCGCGGCGGCGCTCGTCGTCTCCCTCGGCAGCCTCCTGCTCACCTCGGGCCGCTGGTTCGGCCGCACCGATGCGCAGGTCCGGCAGCTCTCCGATGCCCAGGCGACCGACCTCGCGCGGCTCAGCCTCGAAATCGCCGGACTCCGGGCGTGGCGCCACAAGCTCGGTGAAGAGCCCTATGCGACCGCGATCGCGATTATGAATCAGTACGAAAAGCGGCTCGACCGCCTGATCGTGGAGATCGACAAGCTGTGGGTCCGGCTCGATCGCCGGCAGCGCACGGAGGACCCCTGATGGTGCAATGGGACGCGCCCGCCGTCGTGCTCGTGATCGGGGCCTTGGTCGCGGGCATCGTCACGGTGATGAAAACCTGGCAGACCGGCACCAAGGTCGATGAAATGGCCGCCGCGACGACGGAGAAGCTCTCCGCCATCCATGATTCCACCAACGGCGGCCTCTCGGAAGTGAAGGCGCAGAACGCCGCGCTGTCCGAGGAGCTGCGCCGGGTGCTCGCCGCGCATCAGGTCACGACCGATACCGCGCTGGCCGCCGCGATGGCGAAAAACGTGGCGCTTGAAGCGGAAGTGGTGAAGCGCGCGGATGCCTCGATGCCCCCGATCCCGCAACGCCAGCCGAACGAGCGGAAGGACGATCCGAAGCGCGAGCCATGACATGCGCCCGAAGGACTGGCCGCTCGAAGCGCACGATCCCACGGGACACTTTCGCGTGGTCTGCTCGAAATGCGGGGTGGTGATGCTCGACTGCGGCTGCACGCAGGACATGCCCTGCACGATCACCTATGGCCTCTGTCAGGGGTGCGGCTATCAACCGAAGCACGTGCAGCCGTCGCGACTCACGCGGAAAGGGACACGCGAGGGGATGGGGAAGCCGAGAAAGGTATGAAGGATCTCGATCCGCAAGTCGTACGCATCGCGAAACACTTCGGGGTCGATCCGCGCTTGATCCAGGCCGTCTGCGATGCCGAAGGGAACATCTTGAAAGCCGTGCAGTGTTCGATCCCGTCAGTGACGACGCGCGAGGAAGCCATCGAGATTACCTGCCGCTCAGCGGCGCATGCGCTTTCGGATTACGTCCGCGCGCATCACGCCGCGTCGTTTATCGCGATGTGGGCTGAGCGCTGGGCGCCGCCGGGCGCGAAGAACGACCCGACATCGCTGAACAAAAATTGGGCGCCGAATGTTTTGAATTTGTGGATCGCACAATGAAAGTACCCGTCCGATGGAACTGAACGCGCTCGGTCAAGCGGCGATGGGCCGCGGCGGCGGGACGGCCTCGATCGATAACGTCCCCGTCGCCACGAACGCCGGCGGTTGCTGCTGGCCCGACGTCCGGACGATGGTCCTCCAGATCGGCGCCGAACTCTGGGCCTACGATACGCCGTCCGGACAGCTCACCCGGATCGCGCCGCGGGGTGCGGCCGTGCTTGCCGCCCGAGGCGGGATCTGGGCTGCGTGGGACGGCCACGGCGTGTACGACGCGCTCGGGCGGGAGTTTCCCGGTGCCGATCTCGGGGATGTCGGGCCGGACGCCTCGCTGTGTATCAAGGTCGATCGGAACAGCTTCGGCCCCTTTGACGTGATCGAGCGGGACGGATCGCGCTGGCAGCTCACGCCGGGACAAGCCACCGAGATCCAGTTGCTCGGGCAGGGGCGCGCAATCTGGCGCGATGTCGTCGGCGGACACGTCCTGACGCGCGGGATGCCACCGCCGCTCATCACGACGCCGCTGGATCGCACGTATCAACTCACGCTCGTGCCCGTGGACGGTGTGTTCTGGTGCCTCTACTACGGCGACGGGTTGCGGTTTCATCCGATGGACTCGCCGCTCGGGTATCTCGTGGGACCGCCCGGCGATACATGGTCGCCGCGAGGCGTCCAGGTCGCGGCTGGCCGTGTCTGCCTCAAATGGTGCGTCAACGCCGGGGAGTCGCCCGGCAGCCTGCGGACGGTGTGGGTCGATCTCAGCAGGCCGCGGGTCGATCTGTCGGTGGGGCACGAACCGCCGCCGCCGCCACCGCCGCCGCCAAAGGAGCCGCCCGTGATCCCGTTCGACCCGCACGCCGTGACCTTCGTGGACAACCCGTCAGACCTCGCCTCGTGGGCACAGACCGCACACATCACCAGCATCGATCTCTCGACGGGTCGCATCTGCGTGGACCACGACAAGCGCAGCGGGCCGGGTGCGTGGCCGGATGCGCCGTTTGGGGACGGGAGCGAGGGGCGCTGCCAGTACACCCTCGGCCTGTGCCTCCAGATCAACGGCACGTGGTACGGCTCGGCCGTGATCCAGTTCTGGCAGGGTCGTGAACTGGAGGCCGGCGGCGACGTCGAGAAGATCGCGAAGGACTGGTACTACGATGGCCGATGGGTGCCCATGACGGGGCATCAACCCGTACGCGGCGAACCCGTTGCCTGGTTCGTCGCGGCCGGCAATCTGCGCGACAGCGCACGGATCAGCGTCCGCGAACGGTCGGACTTCGTGGTGCTGCCGTTCGGGGAGAACTACGTGTCCGGGCACGAACCGCCCCCTCCGCCGCCGCCGCCTCCCCCGCCGCTCGGGGATCTCGCGGATCGGCTGGCGCATGTCGAAGCCGCCTTGATGCTGCTCGCCGGGAAGCTCGACACGATGAAATCGGAGATCCACACCGACCTCTGGAACGAGATCGAGTCGGCGTTCGGGCATCAGGGCGGGTCGAGGAAAGTAGCCCTGCGCACCGACAACGGGCATTACCTCTGCGCCGAGAACGGCGGGGGCGGGGACGTCAACGCGACGCGAGACGCCGCTGGCGGGTGGGAAACCTTTGAGATCATCCCGCAATGATGCGATGCGTGTTCGGGGTGCTCGCGGTCCTGCTCTGGCCGGTGCAGCTCTGGGCGCTCCCGACGATGGTCAGGCTGGGCTACCCCGGCTGCTCACCCTGCCATGTCGCCGCCGCGAATGGTGGCATCTTGACCCGCTACGGCCACGTGATCGACTCGCGGCACAGCTTCCGGCGAGTCACCGAGCGCGCCTCCCTGCCAGCCTTCGCGGCCGGGTTTGACCGCTACCGTCACGAAGGCCGGGGCAACGCTGACATCCGGCTACAACTGTCCCCAACTCCCCTTGGTCTCTCGGGTCGCCTGCGGGCGCGTTCCGTATGGAGCGCCTCCCCGCAGGTTCGACTGGCCCTCAGTGCGGGGATGGATTCGGCCCGCGCGCCTGACCGCACCGTGGCCAGCCTGAAGCTCGACACGGCCACGCTCGAATACCGCCCGGCGAACGGCTGGACGCTCACGGCTGGACGGGCCGCGCCGATCTCAGGCCTCGGTGTACCGGATCTGGACGGCGCAGCCCGGCCGTTAGCCGTTTCGCTCAGTTGGGAATCCCGACACTGGGAGATTGCCCCAACCCTCTCGCGCACGCCGGGTGTGCTGATCGGCGCACGGCTCAGTCCGCACTGCGTGCTAGGGTTGAGGACAGCCGGGTCGCACCTCGGGGCCTACGCCCGGATCGGGACCGCCCGTTGGGGCCTGCTGGCCGAGCACCGGCGACTGCAAGCCTTCTGGGCGCCGCGGGACTGGTCGGTCTTCTCGCTGGTGCGAGGGGCCGATGGGGCAGTCAGCCCCGCCGCGGCGCTCAGGCTCTCAACAGGCATCACGCTCAATCTCGGGCGTGGGGCCGCGCCGCACCACGCGTACACCCTGAGCGTGGTCGTGAAATCCACTTGAGCGCTTGGGGGGTCCGTGAGCCGCTGTGGCGTGCCGTGGGAACACACGAGCGCGTTGCTGGGAAATCTCACGGACCCTCCGAGGACAGACCTATGACAAGCTGGGCCCCCGCGCTCGTCTGGACGGTCGGTCTCGCCGCGCTGTTTCTGGGCGGCATGTTGGTCGGGGCCGCGCTCTGGATTACGCGCCGGGAACGTCAGGCCATGTCCAACGCCCGCGCCTCGATCGAAGCGTGGGCGCGCACCTACGACCGTCGCCGGGTGTCCGACCGCCGCAAGATCGGGCTGTATCCGGGTGTGCGCTACGCCGGCCCGAACCGCCGCGGGAGCAGCCGCCGCGCACCCGACCGGACCAACCCCCCGTTGAGGTTCACATGACCGCCGCTGACCTCGCGCAGATCCGGCTCATCAAAGACTGGCTGGTCCGCCATCCGCGGGCCTGCCGGCCGATCCCGACGCCGCTCCCGAGCCGTGTGCTGATCGGCGTCTGGGCGACCCGTCACCCGAAGCGCGCCCATCCCTGGAGACGGCCGTGACCCTGCTCGAACGGCTGATCGGCGGCACCTCGCAATCCACTCGCGCCGAAACCGTGGAGTTCGTGAACCGCTGGGGAAAGGTCAATCAAGCCGCGCTCGAGATCGTGGAGCGGCGGTTCCCGACGATCGATCCGGTCCTGCAGGAAGCCATCGCCCACGAGCTCGGGTACGCCGTCGTGGCCGCGTGGGAAGACGTGCCGTGACGCGAGCCTGTGCGGCGTGCGGAAATTCTCGAGATCTGGAACCGCTCGGGGCAGGGTACGTGTGGTGTCCGGTGTGCTCGAAAACGACGACGCCGATCCTCGTGCGCACGCCCGCCAAAGCCTGACCGGGCAGGCGGGCAGGTTCGCGGGCAGGTTCGGTACCCGTCCCGGGCAGGATCGGGCAGGTTTTAGCCGGTTCGGTCCCCTCGTGCCGCCGACCGCAGAACGGGCAGTTTTGCGGAATTTGCTGAATGTTTTGGGGGATGTCGGCTGGCGTCCCCAGCGGGATTCGAACCCGCGTTTTGGCCTTGAAAGGCCTACACCGCGAGACGTAAGCGTCGGCGCGATTTCGACTTCTGGGCGCGGGCAGGTTCGGCGGGCAGGATCTTCGAAGAGTCGTGTACCGGCGCGGCCTTCATCGCCTGCCGGCGGCGCTGCGCCAAGGCCTCGCCAAAGGCCGCCACAGCCGCGCTATCGACCGCGGCATTCGCCCCCCGGGCATACCGGGCCGTAATGGGAGAGCCTTCACTGTGGAGCCCCAGACGCGCCACGGTGGCGAGATCGCCCGTGGTCCGGTACACCGTCGTCAGGAAGCTATGGCGCAGGTCGTACAGGGTCACGGCGTCCGGGTCGAGTCCTGCCCGCTGACAGCCGCGCTTGAACGCCTGGTTCAGCTTCTCTGTGTTGAACGGGCCGTACGCGTGGGCCGCGTGAAAGTCGGTGAACGCGTCGAGGCCGTCCGGGGTCAGTGGCAGGGTCCGGGCTTCGACGCCTCGGCCTTTGCTCCGTGGCACAATCCGCACGGTTCCGGCCGTCAACGAGAGATCGGTCGGGGTGACGGTCTTCAATAACCCGGGCGGGATGCCGGTGTAGGCCATGACGCGGGCGCGGAGCTTCGATAGACTGACCCGGGGCGGGAGGCCTTTCTTCGTGTCGCGCTGGGTCGGCATCGCGGCGATGGCGCGCTCGATCGCCAAGTAGTCCAGGGCACGCGCTTCCGGCTTCGGTTCCTTCGGATTCATCGTCCCGCTGACCGGGTTCTTCCGTGTGGACGTTTTGCCGTCCATCGTCGTGAAGAACGAGCGCAGCGCCGTCCGCCGTTTCCGCACGGTGCCCGGCTCGAGGCCGTGCGGGTTGCTCGGCCGACCCTTCTCGCGTGTCGTCCCGGGTTGATACGTCGGCGTCGTGAGCCACGCTTGCATCACGGCGTCAATCTCGCCGGCCGTGATCGAGCTGCGCGGCCGGTCTCGTCCTAAGGCGTGCGCCCAGAGCGCCAGATGCGCGGCGCGCTGCTTGTAACTCGGCATGGCCGACACCCGGGCTAAGTACGTCTCGATGTCCGCGGCAAACGATCCGGCCGTGGGGCCACTGCCGCCGTAGCGATCCTTCTGGTCCGCGATCCAGTCCAGCATCTCTTGAACGGGCGTGGCCAGCGGGAACTGGTGCGAATAGAACTTCCCGCGGATCTCCGTGTGAGCTTGCCAGCCTTGGCGTTTGCGGCGGATGCCTTCGGTCTTGCGGCCCATCTATGCCGGCCGCCGGAACCGCGCGATGATCGTCTCGATCGCGGCGTCTTCCGCCTCTTGATAGTCCAACCGACACGCGATCAGATCCGGATCGTGGCCTTCCCAGCTACGTGTGTGGGGTACGGGCGGCGTGAGTGCGGCTTTCGCGGGGCGTCGGTGCGTCCCCACCCGTGCGGGCAGTGCGGTCACCTGCCGTTCAAGCTGACTTACGAATCCTCTTACGAGCACTTCCGCGGCGATCGGATGCTTTCGATCGACGCTCGATCCGGCTGCGGTGCGGCTATCAAGATTTCCCATAGTTGTTCCTCCCTGTGCTTATTTTCCGTCGTCGCAGTGTCAGGCTGACCGAGAGCGGCTCGCGACCCGCAGTTCCCCCTTGGTGGAAGCCACCCCTCTCTCAC